TTAGTCATATCGCCGCCTACAACGTACAGCAGGCCGTTAGAGAGGCTTTACAGGATTGGACGGGAACCAGTAATTCGACGGAAATGGTATCAGTACAAATTACAAATATACGCGAAGATTATTTAGCGCCGGTGGATGCTTCCGACGTTGGCAAATACCGAGTCGATATCGACGTTGAAATAATACACGAACAAACCATCCCCTCGCATTAAAAGGATTTATAAATGGCAATCGATTTAAAAACCGGAGCCGGTGCAACGATAGGCGTCGGCGGTGGCGCGTTAGGAAACGTGCTTAGTATTAGTTCGGCCACGATGGAACGCGAAGCAATCGACGCGACAGGTTTAGATAATACGAGCGCATACGCTAAAAAGATTCCCGCCGCGCTTGCCGATGCTGGCGAAGTCGAAGTGGAATTTTATTACACCGGAACCATACAAGATATTGCCGGAGCTAACGTAACGCTCTCGATCGTATTTCCTGCGATTGGTTCGGGTTCTACTAAAACCTTAAGCGGTGACGCCTTTTGTACGTCCTCTGGTTATCCGGAAATGGTGAACGATGACATCATGGTTACGACCGCAACTTTCACATGGTCGGGCGATTCCGCAAGCCGACCCGCATTTTCTTAGAAGATTAGGAGTTTTTTGATGGCTATTAATTACGCGACAGGTAACGCCGCTACGGTTTCTTTCGGTGGCGCTATCGGTAATCTAATTTCTATATCTTCCGCCGTTTTAGAGCGGGAAGCGGTCGAGGCTAGCACGCTGGGTTCCGCTGATTTTATGGAAAAAATACCGTCGGGAGTAATTGAACCCGGCGAAGTAGAAATAGAGTTTTACTATAGCGGTTCGGTTCCAAGTATTACCGGCGACGCTGCAACGCTTTCGATTTCTATTCCTCCGACAACCTCCGGAGGCAGTGCGCAGACATTAGCAGGCACCGCCTTTTGTACCGCTGCCGGTTATCCCGAAGCGGTAAGAGACGAAATTATGACAGCAACGGCAACTTTTACTTGGGACGGTGACACGCCGCCCGCACTTTCTTAATAAGGAATAACAATGCAATTATCTATTCTTCCGCACTCGGCGAAGCGCGAAGACGGTTCGCAAGTTCATAAAGGAATGTTTGAAATTTGGGCAGACGGAAACGTTGTCGGCACGACGTACGATAAACCCGATAGCGATTTAATTATGCTTTACACGATGGATAAGGAGGACGCGGAATTTATCCAGCGCGAAGGGCGCGAGTTTTTCAAAGACGAACGTAATATATGGCTTTCGGTTCCACTCGATCGATTGCAACCCAACGACAACATTTTAGTCGACGACGACGAGGACAATTATGAAGATAGCGAATAAGAATGATATTTTGCAATTTAGCAAACGCCGTTATTCGTTTGTTGAAATTCCCGAAATAGATTTGAAGGTTAGAATTCAATCGTTAACCGAACGGGAAAAATCCCGTTACGAAACGGACTTACTTTCGAAGTCTGGAAGGGGCGTTAGTCGAACACGATTAATGGACGCTAGCCGCCGATTGGTCGCAATTTGCGCCGTCGACGATAAAGGCGACCGTTTATTCAGCGACGACAACGTAAGCGCGCTAGCGGATATCGACGCCTTAGTTATTACCAGAATCGCTAAACAGTGCGAAATACATATTGGAATGACAGAGGGCGACGGAATCGCGGAACTAGTAAAAAACTCCGAGACCGCAACCCTCGCCGACGATTCGCGTTCAAGCTAGCGCGAGAATTTGGTTGGGTCGACGTTGACGATATGCTCGATTCAATCACGCCCGAAATGTTCGACGAATGGATGGCTTATTACACTATTGAGCCATTCGGAGACGAGTGGGAGCGGACAGCAATGATTTGTGCGACTGTCTTTAATACGAAGGTTACGAAAAAACACGACCTAGCAAAAATCGACGATTATATGCCGACGTTTTCAGTAAATGAAAAACCGAAAAGACCGAACCAGAAAATGAAACCCGACGAAGCACTAAAATATTTTGCCGCAAACTATGGAGTTAAATAGATGGCAACCGTAGCAAATTTAGCCGTCGCTTTAACGGCTCGCGTCGGGCAATTCGAATCCGCCATGAAGGGCGCAAACCAAACGATTAAGGGTTTGCAGTCTCAAATATCACGGCTCGAAAAAGCGGGAGCCGCGAACACCGCGAAAATAACTCGTGGGTTCGAAGATATGAAACGCACAATGGGCGGCGTTCGAACAAAGATTATCGGGTTGGTCGGTGCGTTGGGAGCCATGCGCGCACTTAAGGCCGGTTTAGATTTTTCTATGGAACTCGAACGGTCTAAGATTGCATTTACCACAATGACCGGAAGCGCGACGGTCGCAGAACAAACGCTAAATAATCTTAAAGCATTTTCGGCAACCACTCCTTTCCAATTCCCGGACATAGTCGCAGCGTCTAAAAAACTTATGGCGTTTGGCGTATCTGCCGGAGCATTACAAAACCGCTTGCAAATGCTAGGGGACATTTCCGCCGGTGCTAACGTTCCTATTGGCGACCTTGCAAACATCTTCGGTAAGATCAAAGCCAAAGGTAAAGCCATGACCGAAGAGATTATGCAAATGGCAGAACGTGGAATTCCTATCGTTCAGGTTCTGGCGGAAAAGTTCGGCGTATCAACCGAAGAAATTTTGAAAATGGCGGAACAGGGGCAACTGTCGTTTGATGTTATAGACAGCGCATTAAACAGTATGACCGCAAGCGGTGGAATTTTCGAAGGAATGATGGTCAACATGTCCGAAACGACGTCGGGCAAATTATCCACGCTCAAAGATAACTTTTTATTGCTGGCGGGTGCCATTGGCGATAAATTGCGGCCCCATATAGAAACGCTAATCGATAAAACTATGGAGCTAATCGAGTTCGTTAAAAACCTCGACCAGAAAACGATAGATATAGCCGTTAGCGTTGTTAAATGGACTGCCGCCATTGTTGCGTCCTTCGTGATTATCAAAAAGGTTATGGGTTTTATTCGCGGCTTAATTCAAATCTATAAAGCGTTAACCGCCGCTCAAATCATACAGCAAGCTTTGTCGGGGCCTATGGGGTGGGCAACGCTCGCAGCGGGGGCCGCTATTGCCACCGGGGCTATCATCGGAATGAACGCAGCGTTCGACGGGAGCGTAGGAAGTGCGGAAAACTCCGCCGACGCAATCACAAAGAAAACTGACGCCATCGAAAAGAACAACGACGCAGTCTTTGAAGCGATCAAAAAACAGAAGGCACTAGAAGAAGCCGAAAAAGCGGAAAAGAAAAGAATCGAAGACTTACAGCGTAAAGCCGATCAAGTAGCGCAAGCCGTGCGAACTCCGGTCGAGGTCTTCCGGGATAAGGTCGCCGAACTTCAAGAGCTGCTAAACGCAGGCGTTCTAAGTTGGAGTAATTACCAACGTGCGATCGCTAAAGCCACCGACACACTAAAGAGCCAGCGAGCGCAGCAAAACAAACAAGACCGGACGGAACGAAAATCGTTCGGAGCTGTTACCCGTGGAAGCGTTGCGGCGTTTTCCGCTGGCAAGAAAAGCGACGACCATTTTCGAAAGATGGCAGAAAACCAAAAACGCCAAATTAAAGAGCAGCAAGAAACGAACCGTTTGCTTGCAACGCTGGACGTGGCAAGGCCGCCCACGCCGGTTAATTTATAAGGGACGACGAGATGGCAGACACTGTAAGAGAATTACACGACGGTTGGACGGCTAATTTTAAGTTCGACGGGAAAGACGAATACACGCGAACGTTTCTCGTAACCGTCGACGACCCCGGCAAAGGCCCGCAAGCAATCGGCGAACTCGAAGGAATCCCCGAAGTCGGTTCGGACTATAGCGGCGGCGGGACTAGTAATTCAGAATCGTCCGTAACGGCCATTTGTAAAACGATAACGTTTAACCCTGTAGATACTCTTAACTGGCGCGTAGTCGCTTCCTACGCGAACAGGGAACCCGAAGACGATCAAGAGCAAGACAAAGACCCGGAAGACAAAGAGGACAACCCGTTTAACGAACCTCCGGGTTTGTCTATTGGGATGATAAGAACCAAAACGTTAGCCGCCTTCGGTGCGTTCATTGGTTGGTATGAAGTCGACACGGCTGGACAACCGGGCGCGCTGGTTGGGTTTAACATGAGTGGCGCGCCGCAGCGACAAACAACGGCGACGTTTGGCGCTGGTAATGTTAGGGGCGGAATTTCAAACGGAACGTGTTTAGTAAATTCGGCTTTAGTTCCTTACGATCCACCGCTAGAAAAAGACCGCGCCCGAATTGCCTTTAGAGTACAAACGCGACTCGCTAGTTTTCCGTTCGACGATTATTTATTAATCGACACGGTTAACAATGACGTTTGGTCATTGCTTCACCCCCACCACAATTTTAATTATGCGTTTCCGAAATACAGTTGCAAAATGCAATCGATAACCGGAGCGTTCAAGTATCAGCAAGTCGGCGACCAAATTTATAGGTATTGGGCTTTAGAATACGAATTCCATTACGACCCGTTCACATGGCGGGTCGATCTTTTGGACTACGGGTATTCACAAAACGAACTCGGAGCCGGGGCCACTTACGACGGTCTTTCGGAAATGAAACGGCTAGCGCAGCACGGCGGTATTAGTACCGGCGGCTCGACGCCAAAGGAACCGTTAAAGCTCGACGGCAACGGGCAATATTTGAACAACCCTAACACGGATTCGGTGTTTTTAAGATACGCAATTTATCCCGAAGTCCCGTGGAATGGCGCGCTCGCTCGCCGCCTGAATAATACGCCCGAAGAACAACCAGAGGGTAACGAAGAAGGCCAAGCCGAACCCGCAGAAAACGCAGGCTAATTAAAAAGGATTTAAACAATGGCAGACGTAACCTATTACGGTAATGATTCAACCACACCGGCGGACGCTTCGGTGGCTGGTAATTGGTCGGCAACCCCGACAGCTTCGGACGACGTGCGTTTTACGCCGTTTTATACTTCCAGCCTCAGCGCTGGCGCAACGACATTTTCAGCGGTCGCAATTAACTCTATGGTGGTCGAAAAGGGTTACCGGGGTTCCATCGGTACTTTGGCCGCGTTCTATCAAGTAAACGCTTCGTTTTTAGAATGGAACGGCGGGGGCATAAGCTATCTAGATCTTGTCGGAAGCACGGTCGACCCAATCATCTACGGCACGGCGTCGGCAGGTTCGAGCGGCTTACACGGTTTGTATTTAATCGGCACGGCTATCGGCACCCTGAGCGTTCAAGGCGGCAGCGTCTGCCTTGCTGGTATCCACGGCCAAACGTCGACAGCTACCACGGTTCGAATTTCTGCCGGAAGTATTAAAGTCGGCGAAGGTTGCACGTTAACAAACATTCAAATTCACGGCGGCGCGGTAACGCTCGAAGGCAATGTAACCAACGTCACCGTAGAAAACGGAACCGTCTATTTGAAAGAGGACGCAGACATTACGAATTTGACTATGAATGGCGGCGTCGTTCATTCGCAGGGGCGCGGCTCGATTACAACCGCAACGGTTAATTCTGGTTTGCTAAATATGAAGGGCAACGCAAGTCGAACAATTACGACTTTACAAATCAACCCCGGCGGCCAAATCAGCTACGACCCGACCGCCGTAACGATTACGAATCGGTCTGCGCCTAGTCGCGCAATTCAAATAAGCACCTCGGAAAGGTAAACGCCGTGGCTAAATCCTATTCGTTAACCCGCGACAGCGTCGACAAGTTGGCGCGCGTTGCCGACGAACACACCCACGCAACGCGCCCGGATAATTATTATTCACTAAGGCGAGCCGGTAACACGGCTGGCCCTGCCGGTATTGTTGTTCGTACACCGGCGGGAGGAATCCCCGGTGCGACTTACGATTCTAGCAGCAACGAAATAACGTGCGGCAAAGCAAACTGTAAGATTTATCACGCCAAAGCAGAAATCGACCGCGACGGCCTAAAGATTATCGTTTTAATCGAGCTAGAACAAGAACTAGAAGTTTGGAACATGGTAACCAGCGAAGTTGGCGGCGATTCCAACGTCCAAGTTAAAAACATGTACGACACATGGTTCGTCGACGTCGAGGATTGTGGAACCGATTAAATGACGTTTACGAAAAAGCATAATCCGGGGTGCGGTTGCTGCGAGTGTGAAGGCGTCCCGCTCGAACTTTATTACCGTAAACCTGACGGCGAAGACGATTACGTTAGGACAAAATACTTTAGTTATTACGGGCGATCAGGTTTTAGAGATTACGAAACCTACGACTCGACGTGGAACGAACTTTCCGGAACTTGGACAAAAAGATATTACCAGACTGTCGAAGACGCTAAATACCCCCGCGACCCGGACGAACCATTAGGTTTAATGACCGAAAGCGACGACGCGCTTTTAATCTATAAGCCGCTCGACCAAAATCATCAACGAAGTGTCGTTACTGTTCAAGCGCCGTGGTCGAACGACTATAGGCCAAATGATTACGCCACGAATACGCAATTTTGTGATTTTGAAATCGTTTTAATTTGTGCCTATCAAGACGCAAATAATTATCTTTATGCAAAATTACGGATTAGACGTCGAACCGACGTCGGGTGGATTTTTTCCGACCCCGAAGTTAAAAAAGGGAACGACAAATATTCCGAAATAGAATTTTACGAACGCTCCGCCGGATCAGATATGAGAATTGGCGACACGCGGTATTGGTACACCGACGAAGGGCCGGACGGCAGTTTAGACAATTATATAGCGGCCGGTTTACCGATAACTTTGGAATGGTGTTACACGCCGGAAACTTACGAGAACGACGGCAAAATGGCCGTTACCGTTTATCAATCCAGCCGAAGCGACGAACGATTCAACGGTACCTTTTGGAACGCGGGAACGAATCTATTCGACTTTAAAGACTACTTCACTTATTTCTATCGCTCGCAAGGTGCAAGTCAGCAAGGGCACTGGTCGTTTACTCAAGAGATGAACGGGACAGGAACCCAAGTCGGGTTTGGTACGGGAACAATTCACGTCGCGCCCGACGATACGGAACTAACGGCCCGTAAAACAAACAGCTGGCCGAATTACGGTGCTTATAACAAAGGCCCTGTTTTCGAGAATTTCGGTAACTACTTGCACAACAAAGAAAATGGGGCGTGCCCAAAATGCCAAGAGGGTTGCGTACCGCATACAACCGGCGTCGGTATTCGGCAACAATGGTCGGACGGCAATCTACACGTAAGGCGGGCGAGAAACGCCGAATATATATACAAATACCAGTACGAAAAAATACCGTCGACGAACGACGATCTCAATTTCGACAACTTCCACCCGGCGGTCGAGGAATACGCCGTAATCAAAGCCAACAACGCAGATACAAAATGGATTAGTTACCACGAAGTTAAGCACGCAAAGAATCACAATTACAGTTTAAGATTTTTCCTAGCTTTCGACGAAGATGACGACGATTTAACCGACAACGATTATGAAATTTCGCTGGTTTTTGATTACAAAGATTACCACAATTACCACCGGCTTAAATGTACCGCGACCCTTGTATTTCCCACGGACTCCGCTTTCGCAGGTTTTGAACAAACAGACGTTACGTTACAACTTTACAAGGTAACAGGCGGCAGCGAATCCGCCGTTGGCGACGCTATTACCGCGACGCTAAATCATCAATATATACATTTAGTGGTTTGCACTTTAACCGATCAAATACAAGTTGGGTTAGGTGAACAGGATCACGAATGGGAACGTTTCGCAGATTCCGATGGAATTTTACATACCGAAATGATTTCCACAACGCTACACGATGGCAAGCGTTTTGGGTTTGAGACCGGAATCTCGCCAGTTGAAGACGACAACCAAATTCAATCGCCATTAATGGCGGTGATGGAACGCCGGAAGTGGTGTCGCGAATGTTCAAAAACAATTTGCGAAGGTTGCGGAAACGCACCGGCTTTTTATAAAGTCGTTATTGAATGGGGTCGGCAATACAAAACGTGGGATACGCAGGCTTATCGCTGGGTTCAACGATTCGATACGAACATACCAGACGGATGCGACAGGTATAGTTGCCAAGTAACCAGCGGAACTTATTTAGCTACCAAAACCTCCGATTGTGTTTACGAGTTCGAAAACGATAACGTAAAGTTCTGGTTGAAGCTAAACCGTGCGCGCTGGAGTAATCTGTTAAACGCTGATGTCCAAGTGTGGCGCAAGTCTTTCGTAGATAACCCCGAAGGCAAAAAATATAACATCGCCAGCGAGCCGAACGTTGAAGGTTTAACGGCCCGATGGCACGAGGGCGGAACGTATGTAGCTGATTGCGGGTTACCACACGAGTTTGTGATTTATACGTCTAGTTACGGGTGGTGGAATCACCCTAACACCTGCCAAATAATGTGTCCTGCCCCGTTTCAAAGTTGGCCGTTTGGTTATCGAATAAAGGTTATTAGGGAATGAGAATAGATTGCGACGAGTGTAATTTTCAAATCGACGTTGACCGCTTCCCGTTTTACTGCCGCTGCGGGATTGCTTACGGCGACGACGGGTTCCGAATATCAAAAGGTGCGGGTGATAAAATCGCCGCCGCCACCTCCGCCGTCGGTATCAAACCGTGCGGTGGCTGCAAGAAACGACAAAAGAAAATGAACCAGATGTTTCCTAATAAGCAAATACAAGCCGACGTTCTTATCTTCGTTCCGACGTCCAACGTCGAAGCCTATTACCGCAAGAATGGGAAGCTGGCGGACTTAATCGAACCGTTGGGAATGACGACAAACATTGTTCCGGTCGATGATTTTTCTATGTCGTTTCTTAACGATCTAGTAGACACGGTAAAACCTTCAATCGTCATTAACCAATGTATGCTGGTTCCTCCGGGAGAATGGACGGTACTTATTGAAAACCGCCCGAACATAAAATTTTTAACCGTTAACCATTCTTCGTTTTCCGATATGTTCCGCGTAACGAATTGGCTTCGCTACCACGAAAAGCACGTCGATTTGGCACAACGAAACGTTAACGCTTTTTATGCGCACGTTGACGATAGACGTTTTTTAGAACGGCTATACACAACGCGGACGTTTTGGTTGCCTAACCCGATCGTAATACCAGCGGCGGCAGAAATAACCCCGCCAAACGATCCAATGCAAGTTTCGTTGGTTTGCCGGGCCGACGTTCTCAAAAACATTCCTAACCAATTATTAGGTTTAGCGCTGGCGAGCGACTTCAAGGTTGCTATTAGCAACCACCGCGACCGTGAACGCGTCCTAGCGCCACTTATTAGGTCGTTAGGGCTGGAAGTCGAAAACGCTCCGTGGGGCACGTTCAGCGATTACGAGGCCCGTATAAAGCAATGTGATATCGGCCTGCAATGCTCGTTTACCGAATCAATGAACTTCGTTTGTCTTGAACATTTGTTATTAGGTAAACCCGTCGTGGGTTCGCACTCGATTCGTTACCTACCTTCGACGTGGCAGGCTTGCGCCGACGACCCGGACGAAATCGCAAACACGCTTTGTCGGTTTCGCGAAAAGTATACGAAGCATCAAGAGCGAGCGCGAACGATCGGCTTAGAATTCGCTTCCGAGAACAACGAACAATTCGTTAAACAGTTTCAACAATGGGTTTTGTGATGGGATTCAAAAAAAACAAACGTCGTTACCGGGACGACGGCCAATATTCCGGCGAGTCTAAAACGACAAAGGCCGAAGTTCGCTCGACGTCAAAAACTACGCGGCAGGATTACAAATTAGACAAGACAGCCGCAAAAGCTAATTTACAAAAATATAAAGCCCTGAAATGGAAATGGCTGGCAATCCTTGTGATGACCGGGTTAGCAGTTTTTGCGATCGGGTCGGCTACCGGCTTTCAATTCACTTCGCTATTCAAATTTTTGATGTAAGGAAACAACAATGGCAACGCAGACTAAAAAATGGTACCAGTCAAAAACGATTTGGATTAACGCGCTCACTTTAATAGGTTCTGGTTTAGCGGCCATTACCTCCGGCGACCTGATTTCCGACAACCCGGAAATTGCCGCCGTGGTATCGGGAGCGGTAGCGCTAATAAATATCGTCCTTCGCAAAATCACGAAACAGCAAATCAAGTAAAACCGACTGTTTCGCGCGTTAGATTTTTCGATAATTAAATAGAGAACACACCTCGCGTTTTTTTGCTTTCCGCGAGTACGGGTCGTCCGATCCCCACCGGGCGACCCGGTTTATAAATCGTGCCAAGCGAGCGGGCCGACACGCGATTACCATTCGGTTTAGAACGTGTCGGCTCGTCCTTTGCAAAAGGTACCCCCAATGACAGACGACGCAAGAGTTTTAGAGGCTATAAGTTCCATTCGAACCGAAGTAGCTAAATTAGATTCTAAAATTGAAACCGTACAAACGACGATTAACGCAGAACTTAAACCATTAAGCCGGTTGTTCGCTGGCAATGGCAGACCGTCGTTAGAGGCGCGGTTATATCATATTGAACAAGAGATGGACGACAGCCAGAAAAACACGACGTGGGCGTTTAGAACGGCGGTCGGTGCTGCCATAAGCGGCGTAGGGTGTTTATTGTGGAATCTGCTTTCTAAGATTTCTTAATCTTTGCGCGGCTTCTTTCGATTTTCAAATTCAGCGCTTCCGCTTTCGCACTAGCGGCAAACCGGCAAATAGCATCGACCGATTTTAGATAGCTTTCAAAATAGTAAACTTCGAGTTCTTCGATTTTGTCTTTTTTGCAGTCGTCCAACGTTTGCCGTAAGTGTTCTAAATGGGACGATAATAAATCGATCGACGCCAAAAGCTTTGCGGGCGACGTTGCTGTTTTAATTTTTCTGGGCATTGTAGCGTTCTTAATATAAGGGGTTGGTAATTGTAGCTTAATTGCTACATTTTTTTTGTTGTATGGCGATTTGGGTTGTGATTAAAATAAAGACGCTCCGGAAAAGCAATTACTACGGGTAGTAGTGAAAGACATGTTTACAATTTTCGAAAATCATAAACGCTTACACACGTTCGCAACCCGCGACGCGGCGGAATCATACGTTACACTTCGTAAGAGCTGCGAACCCGAATTGTGTTTAACCATTATGCCGGAAACGTCAAATTCAATTGTTCGGCAACCTGCAAACACAGTTTATGATTCTGCCCGGCGTACTCACGGGTAACTTGAATTGTTTTATGTCCTAGAAACGCTTGCGCCGCTTCGATTCCAAAATTGCTATCGATAATCGAAGCCATTGCGTGTCGCAGCTCGTGCGGCGTCCAGTCGGGAACGCCTGCCAACGTTTGTGCCTTTGCCAGTGCTTTACGGTAGCTGCTCGCGTCGAACTTGTCTCGCACTCGTGTTGGTATTTTGATTTGTGAAATCGTTTTCGCTTTGCGCCGTTGTCGTTGCGCGACCGCTGGCAATTTGTTTCGCCACCTCTTGAGTTCTTCGGCGTAACGCTCGCGGCTAATCTCCGAGTCGTAACGGCCTAAGCTTTTATAGGTTGCTTCGCCTGCGATCTTGTAACGAATTACAGCGCGTTCGCCCCGCTTTTGATATTTGGGTTCGCGTTCTGTTTTGAATTCGTGCCACGCTAAGGTTTGGCAAATCGTCGAGCGATTCACGCCTAGCAGTTCCACCCATTTTGTACACTTCCAGTTTTTCGCCTCCGGGTTAGCCTTAACGTGCTGCCGCATTTGCCAGCCGGTCGAACCTTTTTTATCGTCGACAAGCGACGTTTCTTTTTCGCTATGGCGGGCCTTATACCACGCGTAGCTTTCGAAGGCCGGGAAGAGGTAACGAGATTTGCGTTTTAGCTTCGGGCGGCTTTCGATATATTCCTGCAACAAAACCTGCGCCGGTTTAATTATCGAAATCCTTAGTTCAAATTTATCGTCCGCTTTATGATGTTCCGGAACGTAAACCCACACGTTCCCGGTTCGATCGATTAGCCGGTTTTCTAAATCAACAAGATTACCCGAACGCATCCCGGTAAACATTTGAAGCATTACCATAGTGCGAAGCGTTGGCGACAAATGCTCGACGGTCTGTTTGACGTGTTCGAGGTTCACGGCTTTACGTTGTTTGCGTGGCAGGATTTGGTTCTCGCCTTTCATGATTAACCGAACGCTGGTAATGTCTGCCAGCTTCGACCCGCTGCAATAATCTTTCTCGCTGCACCACTGGAAAAATTCGCGAATGTATTTTAGTTTCCGATTTTGCGTGGAAAGCGCTCGCGGAAGCTTCGACAGATCGTCGCGGATTTGCGTCATATGTTTTTTACGGAAGTCTTTAACCGGCAGCTTCGCCCACGGTGCGAGCAGCTTTACACCTAAGCGGCGCGGCTCGCTATAAGATTCCTTAAACGACGAATTGATGGTTAATAGATATTCTTCGAGTGCGGTTTGCATTAACACCGACTCGGAAAAATCGTCGCTAGCCCCGACGTTCTCGCTACACCATTTTTGATAGGCGGCTAACGATTGGTCGGAATTGTAGTTGCCGAAATAAATGTCCGGGTGTTGAACTTTTGTTTCGTCGTCTTTCCAATAATGAAAACGAATGTAAGCTTTATCGTTTCCGTTTTTCCGTTTAGCGCGCCTATAGGTTGGTCGCTCTTTAAGATTTAACCCCATAATATTTGTCTCGCTTTCTGGGTCAAAAATGTACGTTATACATTTTCAACGACTACTTTAGTTAGTAGTATCGCGAGGGGTAAAAGCGAACAATACACTATAAACTTAGTGGTTTATAGTTAGCACACCTCACAGGATTCGAACCTGTAACCTCCTGTTCCGTAGGGCGAATTAGGATGGCTTTGAATTTTGGGTGCGTTTAACCGCTTTTAACCTGCGATACTAGTTTTAGCTTAGTATTTAAGCCCCATTGCGTAAAGTGCGTTAATTGCATTTGCAAAAAATAACCGCCGAATCGAATGTACTTATGCAAAATTCAATGTACGTTTGAAATCAAAATGTACAAAAATGTACACGGCTGATTTTTGGTCGCAGGGGGCTTTACCTGTTTGAACTTATCGGACGCCCGAAAACGTTACTTTAATACTTCCCTGAGTAATAAAGCGTGCGCGGTTGTGATGAACTCCGCGACGAAATCAACACCCCGGTCGAAGTTCTTCGTTTTCGGAACTTGTAGCTCGCCGATTTTTTTAGAGTCCATCGAATCGGCGATCGCTAGCAGCTGCGCACGCATCGATTCTAATTCGTCGGCCTTTAGTTTGAGCATTTCCGCCGTCCAGATTTCCGGCTTCAACTCGGACATTTGTTTGCACCTTTTTTGTATTAGCCCGCTTCCAATCACAAAAGGGGCTAAATAAATCTATTTTTGATTATGCACGACTGGCTAAATAGAGCAATGCAATCAATCGAATTATTCTTGCTTTCTCATATCGTTTTATTAGATTGGTACCAAATACTTTTATTCGATACCAAATAGATAAACGCACGGAAGCAATGCAAAGCAAGCAATACACGACGGTTAGCGAATACGCGAAGCTCGCCAACGCAACACCGCAAACCGTTCGCAATTGGATTCGAGCGAACAAGATTACCGCTAACAAATGTGGTGACCAGTTTCGAATTAAACTCGCAGCCGAACCGCTAGACGATCGCTCTACGCTCGCTCTTTTATTGCAAAGCCCCGCGAAAAGGAATCTCGCCAATGTTACAAACACCACTCGCACGAAGTAGCGACCCGACTACCAGCCATAAAGCCGTCGAAGCTTTACGCAGTAGCGGACGACTGAAAACGCAAGCTAACAAGATTCTTGAAGCCGTTCGCAAGAATCCCGGACTTACCGCGCGGGAATACGAGCAGCTCACCGGCATACGAGACGTCCATAAGCGAATAAAAGGGTTGGAAAACGCTGGCGTAATTCGACGCCTCGACCAACGCCAATGCCGCGTTACGAAACGAGCGGCCCATATTATCGTTCCGGTTTACGAAATGAAAACGAAGGTTAAACCGCGATGAAACCAGACAAGATAAGCCCCGCCTATTACCTCAAAGGAATCGAGGTTATGGATTACGCGGAAAGCCACCGATTCGGTTCGCACGAATTCGCAATTTTGAAATACATAACGCGTTGGAAAGTGAAGCACCCGGACGACCCGGTTACCGATTTACACAAAGCACGCTGGTTCCTCGATCGCCTAATCAAAATCGCCGAAGAAGATGCAAAACAAATTTAACGTCGCAAAAAAAATAATAGAACTACGCGACGACGGATTGTCCTACACGAAAATCGCTACCGCTATTGGCCGAAGTGCGCAATTCGTTAAACGGGTTTGTTGCGGGGAAACCGTGGGAGTCTTCGAGCGAACCAAAGCGAAGCGGTGTAAAGAGTGTGGTTCGGTCACAAAGAAAATTGAATGCTTAGTTTGTAAGCACAACGTTCGACGACGCAAGCGAATCGAAAATAAGAATTCAGCGCAAAAATGGTTTGAACAGATCGAACCCAAATTAGAAGAAGCTAACAAGGCACGACGCGAAGGCTGGTTAAGGTTGTGGGAATCTCAAAACCCCGCCGTCGCACAAATACGACGAAATTTATTGACAGCTCAAAAGAAAGGCAAAAAACATGGTTAGAACATTGAACAGCATTACCCCGGCAGACGCTAACGAGCGGCGGGCAAAATTATTGGTTTCGGGAAAACCGGGCGTCGGCAAAACGTGGGTCGCGATGGATTTTCCGAACGCGTATTACATTGACGTCGAGGGCGGAGCAACGCAACCACACTATAAAGAAAAGCTAATCGCTTCGAACGCTATGTATTTTGGAGTCGAACAAGGCTCGCAAGATTTCGAATGTGTAATCGAAGAGGTTATTACACTGGCGACCGTCGAACACGATCGCAAGACGTTAATAATCGATAGCGTGACGAAGCTATATCACACCGCCGCAGGAATCGCGGAGGAACGCGTCGGAAACGAATTCGGTAAACATATGAAGGAAGCACAAAAGCCGCTTAAACGGTTGTTGCGTTGGCTCGACAAGGTCGACATGAACGTAATTTTAATCGCGCACGAAAAGGATAAATGGGGCAAGCAGTCTAACGGCGAAAACGGAATGATTGGTTTAACGTTTGATTGTTGGGACAAACTCGAATACGAGTTGGATTTTTGGATACAGGTATTTAAGGAAGGCCCGCGTTACCGTGGGCTAATCAAAAAAAGCCGCCTGTTAGAGTTTCCGCAGGGCGATTCGATTAACTGGAATTACGCAGAATTCGCAAACACTTTCGGAATCGACACTATTGAAGCGGCACCGCGTGTAATTGTTCTGGCGACAGCCGACCAAATCCAAACGTTAAAAACGCTCGTGGCTCAATTTAACGCGATTGTCGACGACCCGTCGACCGCTATCACCGAATCAAAACAAAAAGCATGGCTAACGCGTGCTAACGCTGGTTCTTTCGAAGAGTTCACCGACGAGCAAATTACAAAGCTAATTGAAATGATGCAAACGAAATTAGATAAGAAAGCAGCCGTTTAATGAATTACCAAATTGACGAAAGTTTTAAGGATAACATGTTAAACCCTACCAGCGGGTTCGCGCCGTGGCCGAAAGGCGTTTACGATTTCGAAACGATCGACGCGGAGCTATGCAAAACTAAATCACCACCACCACGCGAACAATTAGTTTTGAAGCTGAAGGTTTTCGACGGCCACGGAAAAAGCCAAACGGTTTTCCACTACGTCGCCCTATATGCCGACTGGGGAATCGAAAATCTATCGGAATACTACACCGCAACCGGCGGACTACCAGCCGACCCGCTTAACGTCGACGCGCAAGCGTTAAAAATGCGATCGGGGAAAGTAGCCTTAAAAATCGAAGAGTCTATTCAGTACGGCGACAGAAACAAGGTTAGTTACTTTCCCGCGCCTAAAGCAGGCGACGTAAACCGTTCGCCAAGAATTGACGCGACGCTAAAACTTCCTAAACAACAATTGCAACCGGCCAACGACCAGACAATTCCAGAGGACGACATACCGTTCTAATGATG